GTCCACGACTGATCGCATGGCCTACTACAATGCCGGGCGCACTCAGGGCTGGCTCACCACAAATGAAATCCGCGAGAAGGAAGACCTTCCTCGCAGTGACGATCCAATGGCTGACAAGCTCATGCCAGCGGCAAATCTGTTCGGGCAACAGGCAGCCGATACTTCCGAAACCAACATGGAGAAGCAGGACGAGAACAATGGCAACGCAGATTGAGAAGAAGACCGTAATTGGCTTAGAGTGCAAACTAGCTGTTGAGGCAGTCGAGACCGACACCGACACAATGACATTCAGCGGCTATGGCTCCGTTTTCGGTAATGTCGATAGCTACGGCGACATCATCGAGAAAGGCGCGTTCAAATCCAGTATCGAACGGCACTTGGACGCTGGCACCATGCCGATGATGTTTCTCAATCATCGCATCTACGACAGCCTGCCCATTGGTACTTGGACCGCTGTTGAGGAAGATGACTACGGCCTCAAAGTGACCGGCGAACTGCTCGACACCAGCGATGGCTTAGATACCTACAAGGCGTTGAAGAAGGGCCTCATCAAAGGGCTATCCATCGGCTTCTATCCGGTCGTCTGGGAGATGGCGTCCAAATCAGACGAGTATCGCCGCACCATCACGGAAGTCGATCTTGTTGAGGTCAGCGTGGTCAACATGCCTGCCAATGGCAGCGCGCTTATCGCTGATGTGAAGTCCAACATTGAAGAAATGAGAATCCGCGATCTTGAACGTCTACTTCGGGATCGCGGCCTAAGCCGCAAGGAAGCCGAAACTGTCGCGAGCCAGTTTGAGTCGAAGCGCTACTTGGCAGAGCGTGAACAAAAGCGCGTCGAGATGGCTGAACTCAACGCCCGTCTAAGCAGGCTGCTCGGCAAGTAAGAGCCACAGGCCAAACAATAAATAGAGGGAAGGCAAGAAGCAACTTGCTCAAGTGAGCCGCTACAGGGGCGATCCTGTCAATAGGTCACAACAATAAAAACAATCCTATTAACAGGAGAGAACATAATATGTCAGATGAAACTGATAAGACCGATGCTGTCGTGAGTGCATTTGAGGAGTTCAAGTCCACTTACGACGCGAAGCTGGAAGAGACTGGTCAAGCAATCACCACTCTCACCGATGCCGTAAACAACCTGACCGCCGCCGTTTCCAACGTTGAGGAAACCGTTGATACCGTCGCGGAAGAGCAGAAGAGCATTTCTGTAAAGTCGGGTCGCATTGGCGCGCCCGCGATCATCACCAAGAGCAATTGGGGCCTTGAACTTCGCAACTATGTCGCGACCGGCCTCAACACCCGCGCCGTAACCACTCAGACCGGCGCTAACGCAGGTGCGATTGCCGCTGCTGGTGGTTATCTCGTTCCAGAAGAGTTCGACAAGAATCTCATCACTCTTGCTCAAGACGTTGCTCCACTACTTGCGGAGGTTGATGTTCAGTCGACCAGCACCCCAGATGTGAAAATCCACGTTGATCTGGGCGGCACTGGCTCTAGCTGGGTTGATGAAACCGGCTCCAACGGCCTCTATGATCCAACCAACACACCATCGTTCGCAGAAGTCTCGGTTCCGTTCGGCACACTGTTCGCCAAGCCGCTAATCTCCCACTACGCCCTGAACGACGCCTATTTCGACGTTGAAGCGCTGGTAACTGATCGCGTTGCGACCAAGTTCGCAAAGGAAGTGGCGTCCTCGATCATCAATGGCACCGGCGTCAATCAGCCAAAGGGTCTGCTGACCCACACGACCGCCGCGACCGCTGATAGCGTCCGTGCGTTCGGCACCATCCAATATATCGCTTCGGGCCAGGCCGCTGCTCTGCCAGCCGCCAACACCTACGCGAACAAGTATATCGACATGGTAACTGCGCTGAACCCAATCTACCGCAGCAATGCAAAATGGTACGCTTCACGCGCTGTTGTTGGCGAACTCCGCAAGGTGCAGGATTTGAACGGCAACTACATGTGGCAGCAGTCCCTTATCGCCGGTCAGCCTTCCTCGTTCCTTGGCTTCCCTGTTGTGGAAGTTGAAGACATTCCGGGCGTTGCAGCAGGCTCGCTCAGTTTGATCTTCGGCGATCTCAAACAGGCTTACCGCGTGTATGATCTGGTCGGCACCACCATGCTGCGTGATCCATACAGCTATGACGCCTATATTGCCCTGAAGACCTCGAAGCGTTTCGGCGGCACTGGCGCCAACACTGAGGCGGTCAAGGTGATGAAGATCGCTGCTTCGTAAGCGATAGGCGAGAAGAACTCGCAAACAGAAAGCCCGGTCAGGAATGGCCGGGCTTTTCCTTTTTTCCCGATTACATTTCTTGTCCGCGGGCAATAATGGAAACCACCGCAACGGTCGAAGCCGTCGCCTCCACACAAAGCGCCGCAAGCTGCCTCGTGGCTGTCCTACGATGCTGAAGATTCAACGCTAAAGCCAAAGCCGCTCTGTGGTGCGCCCGAACTTCCTTATAACTATCACCCGGAAATTCTTGGGCAACATACGCTTCAAGCATTCTATTGGCGTCTGTCTTGCTTGCCGTCACGCCATCCAAGGTCGGGTGCCGAACTGGATCGAAAACCGCTTGCGCCAATGATATGATGACCTCCCGGCATAATAAGCCGATGCTTTGATAATCCTCTTCGGCGGACGCTGAACCAAACTGCGCTCGGGCTTTTGATAGCGCTCGATCAACCCTTTCCCAACCAGTCGCTTCACGCTCAGGTATTGGCGACGATGATCGTCTGGCGAGCGTCTGGATCGCCGGTGCGAATAACTGGTTAACGTATTGCCGACGTTCAGCCCAGCGATCTAAATGTTCTTTCCAATAGTGATACCATGCCCAGAGATCATCGTGTGGGTTTTCATACTTGATATCCGAGGGCACCTCGCTCCGAAGACGTATCTCACGCGCAACATAGTAGTCATTAACATCTTGGATAGACTTCCCTCCGGTCGCTACCGATATCATCATTCCCCGATGAATGACCAGCTCAGCGAGAACTTCGACCGTCCCCCGAACATCATGTGAAATCCTATCCACTCTTATATCATCGAACGAGCCGTTACGCCCGTAACCATTGGCTATGGCTTCTCCGATCCGCTTTCGATCATTGGGTGGCAGTGACAAAAGAGCTTCGTCAATTGGTGATGGCGCAACTACGACCGCAACTTCTTCTTTGACGCGCGGAAACCAATCATCATCAATAAATTGACCCGCAACCTGATCTTGGATCGAAATCGCACACTCACTTAAGAGTATTGACAGATCATAGCGGTGGAGGCTCTCAAGGAACCTTCTCGCGGTCTCCATTGCGTCAGCCATCTTTTACGTTGATCCTCCGATAGAAAGCATAGCCAATACCCACCTTTGCTAATCCTAATAAATATCGGGGAGGTATCCTCGATGCAAAACACAATAAGCCGCGATCCCGATTATCTAGCCGTTACCGTCGATGAAGCCAAACAATGGTGCCGCCTCGACACGGACGATGACGATGTCCTCATTGGGGGCCTGATCGCCACCGCCACCAGCGCGGCAGAAGCCTACACTGGCCGCACCATCGTTCCCAGCACCCTCGAATTTTCCTTCGATGAGGGCGACAAACGCTATGTGATCCCCACAGCACCCGTCATCGCTATTAGCGATGTGCAGCTGATGGACGCAGAGGGCGTCAAAGAGGCCCTGCCGATCCCTGATAGCTACTGGGTGCTGCTGCGCGACAGCGGGGCCGTGCTGACGCTCGCAGGGGGAATGAGGGGCTGTAGCACCCTCGTCGTTACATGCGAGGCCGGATACACGGATCCCACAACGATCCCGGCCGCGATCCGGCAGGCAATCGCTGTCCATGTCGGCTCGTCCTATGAAGGCCGCGAAGGCCAGGACACGGCAGGCACGACATTCGCCGCGCTGCTCAACCCGTTCCGCATCGGTGGCCTATGAACGCGGGCAAGCTGCGGCACCGCGTCACGATCCTCACGACCAGCGCCACCACCAACGATATTGGCGAGGTCGTGGAAGACTCGCCGGTTCCGTTGGCCACCGTCTGGGCCGCCAAATGGCAACTCACCATGAAGGATGTGACACGCGCCGCCGGTCAAACAGCACAGGCTGAGGCCAAGTTCCTGATCCGCTACCGCGACAACATCACCACAAGCATGACAGTCCAGCACAAAGGCAAAACCTACGCCATCACTGGACTAGAGGAATATGAGGACGGTCAAGGCTTGTTCCTCATGGTCCGTAGCATGACTGCATAAGCCGAAAAAGAGAACATAATGGCTGACAAAATAACATTTGAATTGAAGGGATGGGACGAACTCAAAAGAGGTTTGGAACAGCTAGGACCGGAGCTTGCTACTAAAGCTGGTAAGTCAGCCGCTCGCGCTGGTGCGAAGACCCTTGCCGATGAATTGAAGATCGCTGCTCCGGTTGGTGATGAAGATACGTCGCGCAGCTACCGCACAAAGAGCGGTGAAAGCGTAACGGTCGATTACGGCCACTTGCGCGATAACATCAAAGTACGAATGGCCCGACCGAAGAAGGCGCACAACGTCGTGGCTTTGGTGACATTTGGTGCAGCGTTCTGGGCGCGCTTTCTCGAATATGGAACGTCGAAGATGGCTGCAAGGCCATTTGCTAAGCCGACATTCGACAATGCCACTGTTCTAATGCTGGAAAAGATCAAGACACAGCTTAGCACTGCGATGGAACGCCTCGCACGTAAATACGGGAGGCGCTGAACATGGATAGCGCATTCTACTCAGCATTAAGCGGATTAACCGGATCAACGAAAGTCTATCCCGTCCTTGCTCCTGACACTGCTGTTGCACCCTACATTGTCTATCAGCGCACCAGCACACAGCGCGGCGCAGCCATTGATGGACCAATCGGACTCGCCGCAGCTTCATATCGCATCGACATTTACACAACCATGTTGAAGGCTGCGCAGACACTAGCTGAAACGATTGCAACCGGACTGGCTCAGCATAGTGCAGTACCAATCAACTACATTGGTATCGACAATGAATATGATGCTTCGGACTTGTCTGGCGATCCGAAGTTGTTCCGTATGATTGTAGAAGTGACAGCCCGCTTCACTACTGCCTGAACAATCGAACAAGCCTCCCACCAATAAATAGTCGGAAGCAAGCCCTGAGTGGCGAGCTACCTACTATTTGGAGG